CAAGTTATGAAGGAAGGACGTTGTGCAATCTTTGTTGGCAAACCAGGTACTGGCAAAACCCATTTGGCAATAGGCATTGCGTTGGAAATTATCCAGCAGAAACGGTCACCAGTATTTGTCACCGTGCAACGTTTGATCAGGAGAGTGAAGGACAGTTGGTCTAATCAGAATGAAACAGAAAGTGAAATAGTTAATGTATTTGCATCACCAGATTTGCTAATACTGGATGAAGTAGGAGTGCAGTTTGGATCAGATTTTGAAAAACAAATCTTGTTTGATGTCCTTAACGAACGCTATGAAAAGTTGAAGCCATCCATCTTATTATCCAATATTCCAGGGGACCAACTAGCAGACTACCTTGGTGAACGTGTGACTGATAGGTTGAGAGAGAATGGAGGCAAGATGATAGGTTTCGATTGGGATAGTTATAGGAGGAACTAATGGCACTTACCGCTAACGAAATTATCCGCATCATGAAGATCGCTCGGTATAAAGCCTATCGAGAAAAGATGGGTTTTAAAAATGAACCTTGGAGTAAATATCTAAAATCTATTGACGAAGAAATCAAGGACACAGAGCAGGAGGATTGGAATGAATAAAGAAAAAATCATTCGGATCGTTAATTACAAACAACAACTTGCAGAGCTAGACAGATACTATTGGTTTGAACATATGCCAGAGCATGAATACATAATGAGGTTCGATGCAATAAAAGAACGTCTAAATAGGTTGGAGCAAGAAGATGATTGAATTAGTTTTAGGTTGGCCGCCAAGTGATTTAAGTCCTAACGCTAGGCTACATTGGGCTAAGTTAGCCAGGGCAAAGAAACAATATAGAAATGCTTGTTTCAGTGTGTCTAAAGAACAATTAAAAAAATTCAATACAGACAATATCCCTGAGAAGTTAGTCCTTGAGATGACATTTATACCACCAGATAGAAGAAACTATGACCGTGACAATTTAGTAGCAAGAATGAAGTCAGGTATAGATGGGTTAGCAGATGCGCTTAAGATAAACGACAAACGGTTTAATACTGTTATTTCAACAATGGACACCGACTACTTAGGTGGCTTTGTCCGCATACGCATCCTACAGGAGATTCCTTATGGCACGAAAAATCAAAAACCTCTCGGTCAAAACACGAGAGTACGTTGACGGTCAAGGTAATAAAAAAGCCAATTGGCAGAACATCGGGGTCGTTATGGAGAATGACCAAGGCAAGCAATTTATGTTGATAGATCGATGGGTAAACCTTGCAGGTCTGCCTGACTTCAGCGGCAAAGAAAATCCATCAGCCGTCATGGTGACGATGTTTGATGTAGATGATTACAAACCAACGCAAAAAGCACCTTCAACCTTCGACAACGAGATGGCGTTCTAGATGACAATTTCAGCTAATCAAACCAAAGTCTTTACTATCAAGGTCATTGATCCTGAACAAGACAAAGAGTCCAGCCTTGTCTTTCAACGTGCATCTTCAGCTTCTAGAGCAGTTGAGATAGTGAAAGGGGAGCATCCAGAATGGAAATGCCTTGTGATTGATAGTCACGAGCCTAAACCTTGGAGAAGAGATGAACGTTACTGAACGCATTGACTATGCAGAAAAAAGAATCAAGGAATTAAAACTCCTGATCCACCACTGGAAGGAAAGTGAAAAGCAAAAGGGTGATGCCCCAGAGTGACAGACCTATGGGTGTTTCACATTACTCTGGAGCACCTTTTTGATTCTAGCCCTTACTTCTTTGGAGGTCTTCCTTTTTTTGTCCCGTAGGTTCCTTTTCCTTTTGGCATAATAGTTTTTTCTAAATATGAAAGAATTTTTTTATCCTGTCAATAGTTTTTTTTTCCGCTTCTAGTTCCCTCTTAGATAGTAGTGATTCAAGTTCTACTACTCTTTCCAGTACTGATGCCAAGAAAACATCTTGCTTCATCTGATGCCTGATTAAATGTGTGCAATATCTTTTTACATCATCGTGGTTATCGCTTTTTAAAACTTCTCTAATACGCATCTCGACAGATAGTTGCAGCTCTACAGGTGGTTCTTCTATCTCGATGTTAAGGAATTTCTGTACTTCCATTGCTTTACCTACTGAAGGTGTAATGGACTTGGAAATAATTTTTCTTCTAGTACATCAACCGCTCGATCATCCAATGTGTTGGAGGTCTGCTTACATATCACACGAAGTAAATCTATGATTAATCGCTTGCATCCTGTCGTTGAGAGGAATCGCAAGAGTATAGGCTTTAGTACTTTGTACATAATTTATGCCTTTTTTAAAACATAGCACACGTTATTGGATCTTGCCTTCTATCCTGCTGACGGTTTCTGATAGCTTGTTTAATCTAAAATAGATATCCCGAATATCTCTTTCTCTACGATTACTTACGTTAGATATCACCATCACAAGTGCAGTAGCTGCTGCCCCTATTAGTGCTGGCAAGATGTCGTCCATGAATTTATTATAGTTTGAGGTTAATATTGGGCAGTGTTTCTTTTTATTTATGGCAGACCAACAGACCGCCCCACCTTCTAACAAGAAAGAAGAGAAGAAGAAAGGCGTAATGAATAAACTTCAAGAGATGACTCCCGATAAGGAAGAACAGATAGCAATCATTGGCGTGGCAGTCAGGCTAGGGATCGTGGTGTGGTCAGGATTTTGCCTCACTTTAGCTTATATCGATCTACCAGGATTCCCTAAGCAGACCTTCGATCCGACCTTTATTGCCTCGATATTTACATCTACCCTCACTACTTTTGGCGTGCAGGCCGCTTCTAAAAAAGGTGGTAATGGAATAACAAAAGAAGATATGCAGAAGATGATGGCTGCTAATCAAGCTGGTGCTGGCGAGCAGATCATTAGGGTGCAAACTCCTATTAAGATTCAGTCACCAGATGGAGGAGAAATTCAGCAAGTTGTTCAAGCTCCTCCAAAACCTCCTACCTCAGACACAAAAGCATGAAGAAATTACTTTTCCTTTTATTCCTAGCAGCTCCTGCTCAGGCAGATATTCACCATGCTATAACCACGAGCACCCAGCTCACGGTTAATGCTGCTGCAACACAAGCCCAAAGAATTGGATCGAGTTTTTCTGCGGCTGGTTCAAACATAGATACAACTGATGGAACAACTGCGAACACCGTCTCGGCAGGGACAATTACGAGTGGCGTTTATTCGCCTGGAACGATTGCTGCAACGCAAGATAACCCAGGAGCCGCCTTCTCGTATTCCCAAAGTTATACTCAAGCGGATGCTGTACCTACTTCCGCACCGAGTGTGGGTGCGGTAGGTAATTTCAGTAATGTAACTTCTACAGCGGCAGGAACGGCAGGAAGTTTGGCAGCAACTATTACCAGCCAGGGTGTCATGACTATAACAGCCGGAGGTGCTGGGACTTCGGCAATAGGAAGCATGGAGAGTGCTTTAACTATTAAGTGATGAAGCGGCTTCTGCCACTGTTATTACTTATAAGTTCCCCTGCTTATAGTGTACCCGTAGTCCCAAATTTCACTCAAGGGACTATGCAATCCACTACGAGAACTACATCAGTAGTGACAGAAAGTATTGTCTCTCACGATTACAATACAGGCCATCAATATTCAATTAACGGTAGCAATCTCACGATAAGTGGATCAACAATTTCACCTGACAGTAGCAATGTAACTGGAACTATCAATGGACAATCACAATCATGGACTGGTTTAGACCTTTCTACAAAACCAAACGTGACAATCACGAATACCTCTCAGCCCTTTCAATACGTGGAAACGTATCGAGGGCCAGGTCTATCCAACATGACAACAATAAACAGAACAACAAATATAGAAAGCGTTACAGAAACAACGTCAGTCTTCTCCCAGTAATTGCGTCACTATTTATAACTTTACCTGCGTATTCTCAGACCAGCTCGACTGCCGCTCCGGTGGCAAATAGTTCTGGATCCGTTACAAATATGGGAATTCAGAACCTGCCAGGTAACAGTGTTACAAATCATTACGGAGGTAATATTGTTTGCCAAGGTCCGATGTTAACGATCTCTCCATTTGTTACCGACTCACATACATATAGTACGCCTAGAGAATATTGGTATAAAAACCCAAGTTACAATGATGACGGGACTTTAAGCCACTATGTTGATACTCGTACAGGACAAAAAGATAACTTTGCTTTGAATCTAGGAATCTCTGCTAACTTTTCAATTCCATTAGATAACTCACTTCAAAGAAGATGTAAATCTGCTGTAGATAAACAAATTGCTTTACAACAAGAGCTAGTAAATTTTAAGAGATTAGACTTTGAAATTACAAGGCTTAAGAATTGTGGTGAGCTTGCAATGAAGGGCATTGAGTTTCATCCGAAGTCTCCTTATTACAAGATCTGTGCTGATGTAATTGTCAAAGCAAAACCTGGGCAAGTCTTACCGCATAGACACACACTCAAACCTTTAGAGGTGGTAAACCCTTCTTCTGACGATAAGCGTTAGCTCTTTTTTCGGATGCAGTTAATGATCTAACAGGCTTACCGAGTTTCTTTTTAATCTTATTAATTATCTGTTTAACTATTGGCTTGACCACACGTAAGAGGAGAGGGGTGGCAAGAGCGGCAGAAGTGGCAATAAGAGTAATACCAGTAGTAGAAACGACTTGAGGAGCAGTTGGTATTGCATTAATAACTTGTTGCTGCATTGTTAGTTTCTTGTATTGAGTGACGCAGCGATTCCCTATTAGTTGATATCCAATTATTTCTTTCCTGCCATCTTCGATTTTAGTTCCAATTTCCGCTGCTCCAGGTGGCGGGCAATCCTCGATCTTCTTGGCGGCAGGTGGGTCGCTTGCTGGGATTTCAGGCTGTGGGTAACGTTGTTCCTCTCCCTTTGGTGGATATACAAGTTCCTCTGGCGAGTAGTCCATTGCCCGATATG